AGATTCGGACTTGTAAGAAATGTAATGACTCAGTTAAACGAGAAATGGAATTAATTGTAATTACGCTATAATAAGAATAAAAAGGTTTATAATGAGTATAGTATCTGCGATAAAGTCTACATATAAATCTCTTGTACAAGAGGGTACTATAATTGGAAGCTATAAAGATAATCCGATATTCACAAAATCTTCTACTTCAATAACATCTGATAACGCTGCATTAATAAACATATCTGAAACATTAGTAGCAGGAACAGAAAAAACACTCCTTTCAGTCCGTAATCGTGCGACATTTAACAGTAATCCAAACATCAGAAGTATATCTGTGGCTACTCTCACACTTTCTACAAGTGGCAATAAAGCAGTAATATTTACAATATATAAAAACGCTTCAACAGGTGGAACTTTTGCAGACTGGAACACTTTAAATTCTAGAGTAGAAGTAAACACAACAGCAACTAAAAGTATAACCACATCAACCATTGCAGGCATTACAAAGATAGATGAAGAGGTCGGTAATACAATCGTAGCAAAAGAAGCAACTGAGCGTATCAACCTACTAGAGGGCGACATAACTATAACACTAAAAGCAAACGAAACTTTTACTATAACCGCTGAATCTAGCCAAGTTAGCGATATAAAAATGAGTTTAAGAATAAAGGAATAAAATGGCATATAACACCATAAAAAAGAAATACTCCGAACACGCTAAGCAAGTAAAAAAAGTAAATGATGTATTCAGCGGTTCAGACTATGCTGCTAACTATTTACTTCAATATAACAAAGAAGATAAAGTAGACTTTGATAAACGAAAAGACGCTGCGACCTTAGATAACTTTGTATTTAGAACCCTTGACACTATGAAAAACATCGTATTTCGTAAAGACATCGACACAACTGGCGTAGTCAATAAAGATATGCTGAAATACATAGAAACTATCGACCTTCAAAATTCTATAGACTTTTTTGCTAAACAGATATTTGAAAACGCTAGAAAAGATGGCTTTACATTTATATTAGCTGATTCACAAAACTACGATAAAACCTTATTAGTAACCAAAGCAGATAGAGAACGTGCAAAAATACGCCCTTACTTAGTAAACATCAAAAGAGAACAAGTAATCAACTGGCAAGGTAGCGATATAAACTTTAGCGAATGGGTCATTATAAGAGAAACAGTAATCGTAGATGGCGATAATTTTGAAGAGGAAGAAATCCAACAATATCGTGTGATTTACAAAGATGGAACTGTATTTATTTATAAAGACGATGGAACGGAAGAAATTCTACAAACTGTACCAAAAGATAAAATTCTTATAAAAGTCGGGATTAGAGATATACCCGAACTATATGATCAAGCACTAATAAACATAAAACATCTTAATCGTGATAGTGAACTGGATAATTACGTAAGAATTGGAGGAGCACCATTCTTAGGAGTTGGGGGTCAAAGAAATAAACGTGATGGAGCAGTCGAAACAATCGCAATAAATAAAGGTTTACAATTCGAATCTGAAAAATGGAAAGTTGAATGGATTGAAATGTCGGGTCAAAATGCCATAATGATAGAAAATCGTATTAGTAAATATGAAGAGTCAATGCTGCGATACTCAATCGAATTTTTAACTAAAGATGGAAACCTAACAGCTACACAGGTTAATAAAGAATCTACTCCTAAAGAATCTAAGCTAAAAGGCTATGCTAAGCAATTAGAAGAGTCTTTAAACGAAGCACTAGAACAAATGGGGCTGTATATCAAAAGTGGCTATGGCGAAAACCTAATAATCGTTAATAAAGATTTTGATAACAGTTTACTTCTACCAGAAGAGGCAGATGGATACCGACAAGACTTTATAAATGGTGTTATTTCTTTAGATACACTATGGAAACTATACGAAAAAGGCGAACGACTACCAATACGAACCGAACAGGAAAAAGAAGAGGAAAAAGCCTTGGTAAGAGAAACGCAGATAGAATAGTTAATAAGTGTATTAAGCCATAATAGGATATAATACACTTATAACTTTTAATAAAGTATTAACATTTCAAGAATAGGGTAACAACTGCACGGACTTGCCCTATTCTTAAAGTGTTTTAAATAGTCCGTGCAACGACTACTTCAAGCACTAATTCAATATTAGGATTATGTTATGGAAAAAGAAGAATCTAAAGAAGTTGTGTATTTTATGTACACTTCGAAACACGTAAAAATAGGTATAAGTAAGAGTTTAAAAAGAAGAGTGAGTCAAGTACAAACTGGATGCCCTACTGCAATTATAAAAGTAGAATATTTTGAAACTTCAAACAGAAAACAATCTAAAGAAATAGAAAAAGCACTACACAAAGAATTTTTATCTACAAACACTTTTGGTGAATGGTTTTTTCTGCAGGAACATATTAATTTCAAAAAAAGAACTTTTCAAGTCTTAAGTAGATACCGAGATTTTAAAACAATTACTTTCTTTGATAAGAAAAAAGATTATATAAAAGAAGTTAGTGAAAACATTAACAAGAAGATAAATGCTATTCAATCATCAACTAATTCTATAAGTGAAAAAATATCTCAACTTAGCAAGTATCAAAACATACTAAATAATGATGACAGAAATAGATTGTATCTTGTGCATTCAAGACAGTCACTATTGTGTCAATGTGAGTATTTTATAAAAAAGAACATTGAACTTGCAAGAAGAACGCAATCTAGAATAAAGAATGAATTAGAAAATCAAAAGATTATAATGTTTAAAGATTCTTTGACTAATGAAGAAAAGGATATTTTGGGAGTAAGAAAGCTAGAAACGGAAAAAATAAACAATGAAATTGTAGATATAAAAAAGAATATATTATCAAGTAATAATAAAGAAAACAAAATTCTAGAAGATAAACTAAAAGAAAACAAAGTATTCGTGCCAGATGAAAACAAAGTAAATAAAGTAATGATGAAATACGCGTTTATTTTGTAAAGGGGTTCTTAAATACTCCGATTAGGGGTGTATCTGATACACGGGTATGAAATACACCACTACAAAGTTATAATAAATACAAAGCAATAAGAAGAGAATAGTCGCTTTTGTGAAAAAAGCCACTACATACATTTTTAGTAGAAGAAATGATATAATAAATAAAAGGATAAGATAGATGGAAAACTCATACTTAGATAAAATATTTGCTGAATCATCAATGTTTCAAAACTACATTTCAGCTGGCTATAGCGATACACTAATAGCCCTAAAACTTGCAGATAAAAGAATAACAGATAAAATACTTGCAACTGAATCTATGGCTACTAAAAAAAGACTAAAAGAATTAAGACTACTAATAAATGAAGAGATAAATAAATCTTATGGTGGTTTATTCGCAGCCACTCAAAACGAAGCGGTAACAGTAGCAGGCTTATCTTACGGATTAACAGTCAACAACTTAGGTGCTAGACTTCCAAAATCAACTGTAGAGGATTTAATGAATAGCGATAGGATTATTCAACAATACTATAGTAAAAAGAAAAAGAAACAAATAATTTATAAATTTGAAAACCTTTTAAGTGTAACTCAATCCGATCACAAAAGAGAATTAAAAACCTTGATAGCTGCTGGAATAGATGAACAGTTAACAGCCCAGCAAATAGTAACTCAATATGGAATAAAATCAGCTACTTTATCAAGGGGCGTTTTAGGTGGTAATTTATTTACGATAATTTCACAAAGTAGAAGAGAGGGGCGAAGTGTTGCTTATAAGAAGCTAGAAGAGGATGGAGACATAGTAGGTTACGAATACATCGCAGTATTTGATAGCGGCACGACTAGATGGTGCAGAGACCACGATAATAAAATATATCCTACATTAGCAGGGATTCAAAAAGATTTAAACCACCATTTCAGATGTAGATCAGAACACGCTCCAAAAACTGGTAACGAAATAAAAACACAAAGAGCATCTCAAACAGGTGCAACGGATGCAGAATCTTATAAACAATGGTTTAATGCTCAATCAAAAGAGTTTAAGAAGTCCACGCTACTAAACAGACAATACGAAGCACATCTAAAAGGTAACTACGAAGTTAAAAATATTTCTGATTTAAATAAAAAAACTAACATCACAACAATTAAAAAGAATTTAGAAAACTTAATCAATTAAGCTTAATTTGATATTGTTATGTTATCATTATAGTATCAAGTAAGGATGAATAAATGCAAATAATACAGAACAGAAGAGTAGTACAAACAGAAAATGATAAAATCGTACAGATAAACACCAGACTTTTAGCATCTGAAAAAAAGCTAGTGCAAAAAGCTGCTGATAAAAAAGGGATGAACATGAATTTATTTTGTATAGAAAAGATTTTAAAGGGGTTGAAATGAAACAAGTGAAAATACACTGCGATACTATAAGCGAAATGACAAAAGTTCAAGAAACTGGAAAAGTTGAGTTAATACTCGATAATCCAAATATTAAAGAGCTAATCGAAATAAATAAAGATGATTTAATAGATGCTTTAGATTTAGATGAAGCACAGTTTAAAAGATTAATGGAAAAGAATGAAGATAACCACTTTGACTATTTTAAAGACAATATGGAAGAACTACATACTATTTGTGAAGCTTTAGGATGTGTACTAATAAAACAATAAATAACCAAAACCTTAAATAATACTAATTTATGTTATAATACCCTTGAAATTCACTTTGTAAAGGAATAAAAGGCAATGGAAATAAAAGACATTATCGCATTAGTCGGAGACAATGCAGAAGCAAAAACATTTTTAGAGGGCATAGATACTTCAACAGCTACAAATGTTCAACGAATCAATAAGCTTGAAAAAACAAATGGCGATTTACTAGGAGAGGTTAAAAACTACAAGTTAGGAAACACGTTAATTAAAAGTAAGTTAGGAATTGAAAAAGTAGATGAAGAAACAATCGACGGTGCTTTAAAAAGTCGCAAAGATGGAGATGAATCTCTACTTGCAGAAATAGAGAATTACAAAACACAACTTTCAAGCTCGAACGCTGAAAAAGAGACAATTTTAAGTGAGTCAAATACCAAGTTCCAGGATATGGTGCTGACTAATAGTTTAAGAGATTTAGGAATAGATGGAATGGCTTCTTCAACAGAAGCTGCTAAAGTATTACTAAGTAACTTAAAAAATGGTGCTACATTAGATGGAAACA